TGGCAAACCCCTGAGTTCAGGCCCCGTCGCTGGGGTGTGGCTATTCTCGCGATACTTTTGGGCGAGAAGTCACTGTCGGTGTTGTGGAACCGTTACAAGTCCCCCATCGGCTCGGCGATTACTACGCAGTATATCGCCAGCTCGCTCGAGTTGCCAATCGTCTCGTCGAGCGCGCTCCGTCAGGTGTTTGTGAGCACCCAATTGGTGGCAACCCAGCCCCAGAAGGTTCACACCCATGGCGAGAGTGCCAATTGCCGGAATACCAGTAGTGCAACTGCCGTGTTGGCCGCGAGGAGTATGGGACTCGAGCCAAACATGTTTCAAATGTCCAGAGCCGACCAAAAGAAGGGGCTCAAGGGCAGCCGGTCATTTCATTGGGCTAAGGATCTCGCAGTCGACCCCCGCGAGTTTGACTTTGACCCGAAAATCCAGGCTGGTATCCTGGTGGATGTCGATGAGTATCTTGACATGCCTAATCTTCTCGCCCGATATCCCGGGGTGTACTTCGTGTCCACGTTTCAGCCGACCACAGCTGCCGAGAATGTAGGAGAGTACCAATTCAGATTTCATGAGGAACAGTTCTGCGAATACCGTGTGAGCGGAGGCGCAAAGTATGAGGCCATGATCTGGAACTACAAAGGCGACACGTTTGTCGTTGAGGATGTAGGATTGTTGCGTAAGAAAGTGGTGGCGTACCACATTGACCGCAAGCACATCGACTCTCACCATGCTCTCATTATGCTGTCGCCTATTGCAGCATTTGAGATGCCGTCCATTGTGCCGACGTGCTTCGTTATTGAGGGCGCCACTCTGGACCGGCTCAGACCCGTATTCGGCAACAACGTAGTGATGGACGTTATCCGGCCGAGCGGGCTGCACCGCAGCGTGTCCATTTTGGGAGATTGGAACGCTGTCACTTTACCTGTGCACCAGTGGGATGCTGTGCACGCTGTCGCGATGGTGGCCAAGGTCCCAATTACACCGTCGATGGTAGCGAGTAATATCGCGCCTTCAGACCCTTCGGGTTTGCCCACGGAGCGATTACCGCCCGGGCATGCAGCCATAATCGCCGGTTATACCCGAGCTGGCGTCCCTCTGTTTCCTCCAGAGGTGTATCCTCCCGAGGAGTCGTGCATTCCGATTTGGTTTTCGAAGCATGACTACGACGCACCAGTCCCGTTGGCTGGGTTCGGAGCACCGCTCATTGGGCCCAACTATTCGTTTGCATCCAGTATATCTACGGACAACGTTTGCATTAAGGGGCGCGTCGAGGCTTTCCACGATCAGGTGGCTGGGCCCATTCCTCCATCCCTAGCGGGTTATATGTTTGAGTTCCTCGAGAGAGTGATTCCGATTCCCCATATAGGGCACCCTGTTGGACACGATGAAGTGCGTGAAAAGCAGAGCCGTCCCTCGCAGCGAGCGATCCTCGAGGAAGCGTCTGTAACAGGAGAACTGTACAAGCGCGCGTGGAGCACCTTTACCAAGAAGGAGCCGGCCCAAAAGGTCACTGACCCACGCAACATTTCGCAGTCTCCCCCGGCTACGAAACTGGGCTACGCTACATACACGTATGCCTTTCACGACGGGGTCATGTGCGAACAGGCTTGGTACGCCTTCGCCAAGACACCGGCCGAGATCGCCGATCGAGTTGTGCTTTTACTCGCTCCGGCAAAGATCGCGGTTTTGTCGGACGCGAGCCGCATGGATGGGCACATCAAGCGGTACCTCCGGCTTTTGGAGCGCCTCGCCATGTTGCGATATTTTGCACGCCAGTACCATGGACATCTCAATCAGATGATGGATGAACAGATCGCTCTCCCCGCAACCACCGAGTTCGGGCGCCGCTACTTTTCTGGGTATGGTCGCGGCTCTGGCTCTGCCGAAACAGCAGACTTTAACTCACTTGACACTGCGTTCATGGCATATTGTGCTCACCGTAACACTACCGTGAATGGCAAGAAGAAAACTCCGGAAGAAGCGTTTCAGGCGCTGGGTATCTACGGAGGGGACGACGCGATGGATGCTGACGTTGACCCTGAGGCTTTGGTCAAGAGTGCACAACTGTGCGGCCAGAAGTACGACGTGGAAGTCGTCCGTAGAGGAGAAATCGGCGTGAATTTCCTGAATCGCTGGTTTGGACCCGACGTTTGGAATGGGGACGTGAACTCCATGGCCAATCCGGCCAGATTGCTTTCCAAGCTCTGGATCGGGCCGAAGATGCTGAGGCAGCCTCTCATTCGGTTTGCGGAACGTTGCTCTGGCTACTACCGCATGGACCGCAATTCGCCTGTGATTGGCGATATCGTTTCGGTCGCCCATGCACTCTTGGGAGAGTACACGGAAGGTGCTTTGATGCCCTGGGATGGGAAGCACGGCTTGGACACCAATTGGCCGAACGAGAAGCGAGAGTGGATGTGGGACATCTTTGAGCAATCGATTCCGGATTTTGACGAGAACAGGTTTCGCACCTGGATTCGTGGTGTTGCCGAGTCAGGAGACGCGCGAGAGCTACTGCGCGCACCCCTTTGTACTGCCGCTCAGTCGGTGCCCCTTGTGACTAAGGTGGCAGCTGTGGTGGGAGATGAAGTGGTTTTGCCCGTGCCCGGGCAAGAAGCAGCTGTTGCCCCCCCCGACGACAAGGGGAAGGAAGAACTGGTAATTGAGGTCGCTGAGAAAGCAGAGCTCATTCCCGTACCGGTTGTGGATACTCCTGTGGCGTTTGAGTTTCAAGCCCCGCCGTTGCAAGATACGGCCGTGGTGCTTAGAGGATGGCAAGTGCCCCTCGGCTCGTTCGACTTTGGAGCTGAGACTGTTTCGGAATCTCAGGACGCTGTTCCCCGCACTCCTCCGACGCCAAAGCGCGAGGTGGCAACATATCTGACAGGACAGGCCTTTAAGGAGTCACCTGAGTTCGCCAAGTTTTTGGAGAGAGCTGGGGCATTGGGACCCATGGGCCAGGAGACCGAGCAGTCACGCGCTCTAGCCGCCGCAGAGGCGGCTGTTCCTCAGGTTGGATCAGACGGGAAGCGCATTCGCAAACAGAAGCCCGTGGAGAAGGTTTCTGCCGTGGCGTCAGCCGCGAAGACCGAGCGCACTGAGCCGGTTACATGCACGCACTCCTCTTGGAGTTTGAAGAAGAAAGACGGCGAGCCTATGCCGTGTGTGTGCACATGGACTCCGAAGGCGAAGCGCACGGAGACCGATGAGGAGTATGCTGTCTACCTTAAGAAGTGGAACAGTTCGCGCGCCGCGCTGGCTAAGCGAGGCGGCGTGAAGCTCACTTGATGCGCCTTCGGGCGACGGCTTTGCAAGTTGAGCCTTAATCAATTTGCCATAGGGAGCGGAGTTGGAGTGTCTTCCTACCTTTCCAGTCGCACTGGGCCTTCGAAATTTCTAAACCTGAGATTTGCCTAGGCGCTTTATCTGAAACGATGAGCAATAACAACAATGGATCCCGTCGCAACCGTGGTGCTAAGCGCGCTCGCGGCGGTGGTTCAAATTCTGGTGGTGGTGGTCAGCCTCTACAGAAGAAGCAGAAGACACAAGGCCAAAAGCGCCGTCAGCGAAAGCGACGCGATCAGCGCAACGGTCGAGCCATGTCTACAAGGGGCGGCGCGGGTGAGCAGTCATATGCTGCATCTGCGTACGCGACGGGCCAAGTTGGGGAAGCACCCACCGTCGTTGCCACCAGGGAGACCTGCCGAGTCACCCACCGAGAGTTCATCGCGAACGTCACCGGAACAGTGGCGTTCACGATCGCCCAGACCCTCGCCATCAACCCCGGCATCGCAGCCACCTTCCCGTGGCTGTCTGTGATTGCACAAAACTGGGAGACGTACCGGTTCCGCAAGCTGCGGTTGTGCTATTATACACGGACCGGCACCAATGTGCCTGGATCCGTCATCATGGCTCACGACCCAGACGCGAGCGATCCTGCCCCGGCATCGGAGCAGATCATGACCACCTACGAGATGTGCGTTGAAGACGCCCCGTGGAAGGACATCATGATGGTCTTCAGCCTGCTTGGCATGAATGACATTGGGCCTCGCAAGTTCGTGAGGACGGCGGCCCTTGCGGCGAATCAGGACATCAAGCTGTACGACAGCGGAAATGCCTTCGTCGCTACGGTGGACGGAACTGCAGTCAGCTGGGGCAAGCTGTGGCTGGAGTACGACATCGATTTCTTCACTCCTCAGTTGCCTCCTCTTGGAGCAGCTTTGGTGTTGGGAGGCCAGATCGTGGGTGCAGGTGTGTTCTCTGCAGCCAACCCACTTGGCACCACCCCCGCGCTGGATGCGCAGGCTGTGGGAATTTCGGCAGATGCTCTGTCAAATCTCACCTTCACCAATCCCGCCACTTATCTGGTTCAGTTCAGTGTGGTGGGTACAGTGGTCTCCGCCTTGACCGTCACGGCGGGCGCAAATGCGACTGCGACCGTGGTCGCAGCCACTGTTGTCAACGGAGCTGCAACTATTGCCTCCGTGACATACTCGGTCGTGACCACTGCGGCCAACGCGACTGTCGCGTTGGCTGCAACCGCAACCACCATCACGGCAGGCATTGCACGTGTTGGTGTGGTTCCGACCTTGTCGCTGGTTTGAGTGGCCAGCACCCCGCCTTTAACCCGGGCGGTATACAAGTAGAGGGACTGGACGTGGAGGGCGTGTCGAGAGACGAAGCATCCACGATTGCGCACCGCGCTATACGGTAGACTGTGCCAGCAGACCCATACATAAACATAAACATGACATAAATATTCAGTATGGC